GCTCAGGCACAGGTCAAGCTAAACAAACATTGTTCTATGATACCACATCTTCTACTACACGAGTAGTTGCATATGTAAACGGTATTAAACAAGTATATGGATCAGGACGTGACTTTGTTGCGACAACTGGTACATCTGTTGCATTCACATATAACCTAGGTTCCGGTGATACAGTCGATATTCAGGTATATGAGCTACTAACTAATGATGCATACTATATAAAATCAGAAGTCTATACACAAACAGAAGTTAACAGTCAGATTTCTACTGGTGTAAGTTCATATTTACCTTTAGCTGGTGGTACGTTAACTGGTGATTTAATTTTATCAGAAGGTTCTCCTACAATAACTTTAACAGACACAGATGGAAATACATCTAGTCATATAAAAACTGTTGGGTCTAATATGGAGTTGCATGCTCAACATGGTAACATGCGGTTTAGAGTGGGGTCATCCGGACTAGAACATATGCGCATAGCTCCTGGCGGCGACATCACCTTCTACGATTCTATAGGTACAAATGCAAAATTATTCTGGGATGCGAGTGCTGAATCGCTTGGTATTGGTCAAGGAGTCTTTAGCAGTACTCAAGCCCTAAATCTTAAAGGTGAAGGCATAGCTATCAAAAACGACAAGTCAGGTAACAATGACAACTGGTCGATAATAAGGAACACAGCTGCAAGTTCAACATCTAACATTAGCTTTGTTTCTGGTTTAGGTGAAGCAATGGTTATTAACCACAACAAGAGGGTTGGTATTGGTACAGATAGTCCTAGTGTTAATTTAGAAGTAAGTGATTCAGGAAATAGTTTTATACTTGTTAAAAATACCAGCAGTAATAGTGGGTTATATCTAAAGGCAGATACCGACGGAGATGCCGAAATACAAACAGCAGGTGGTACTAACGATATTGTAATCAGAACATCTGGCCAAGAAAGAGCTAGATTTAAGGCTGCTGGTGGTCTTGCAATTGGTAATGGTGCTGGTGCTAGTGGGCATCAATTACAAGTCGGAGAGTTTGATACAGCTTTCACATCAAAACCTCAAGGCCAACAAAAGCTATTACATATTGATGATAGCTATGTAATGAGAGTCGCTCGTGAACATGGCACTGGCGATATTGCAAATATAGGTTGGTACAATGTGGCTAAGATTCCACCGTTTGGATCAAGCGGTAAAGTTACCGTATCTATTGGAGGTGATCTTACTTCGGATATTGTAGTTATAGAGTGGATTTCTTCTCATAATACTTCTTTAAACAATGGTATGGGTGCACCTCAATTAAACTCAAAATCTACATTTGCAAATATTCAATGGAATTCTGATCCGCGTATTTCGAATACGAGAGTTGCAAGAGATAATACCACTGGTACATACTATGTTCAAGTGTATGTTTCAACGGGTGTAAATAATAATACAGAAGGCAAATCTTTAATTGAAGTTTATCAGGGTGCTAATCTTGAGCAAGATGATACAAACATTGAAGCTATGTTTACTTATTATTCTGGATCACCTTCACATTATTTTGAATGTCCAGTTGTACGAAACGGTACAGGCTATACAGGTATTCATGTTCGTCATGAACAACCAAGTATAAATCTTACTTCTTCAACTGCGTCAACTACTATCTCTCAAAACTCGACATGGACTAAATTACCAATGAACTCCGAAAGGTGGGATGTAGGAAATTTTTATGACCACACTACTCAAAGATTTACTGCTCCTACAACTGGGAAATATCTTTTTGGCATAAATCTTCAGCTAGAAAATGCTAGTGGTATAATATGGACATATATTGTTCCCATAACTAATGGAGTTAAATCTGTGACAAACGGAAATAACATGGCTGATTTTACTGCAACAGGTACATACTATAATCAGTGCGCAACATGGATGTTGAATCTAACTGCTATGGATTATGTTGAACTGTGGACAATTGGATCAGGCGGATCTTACAATTTTAAAGGAAATACTGAATCATCAGTATTCATATATTTACTATAGGAGAGGCTATAATGCCAAATATTAATATTACTTTATCAGAAGCTGATTATAAAGCATTAGAAGCTGAAGCAAATGATGTCGCTGAGTGGGTTGAAAATATTGCTCTTAGTAGAGCACATTTATCTGGTGATAAGATTGTCGGGGATTACACAACTCGTGCTCTGTCAGAAGGAATTCAAATACCTACTACCAGAGACGAAGTTATCGTTGACGCATTTACCAGAGGGTGGGCTCAAACTGCCGCAGAGAAAAGTGCAGAATTTACAGCAGCTATATTAGCAAATCACAACACAGACTGACAATTCAGAGATATTACTGATACATACACATCTTTAGAAGATGTTGTGTGGCCAGAGAAACCGGAGTAACAAATGGCAACTAAAGCATCACGAATCGCCCTAGCTGGCAGTAATATCTCATCAACAGGTGAGGTAGACGCAGACTTACTCGACAACATCGATTCTGCTGCTTTCTTGTCGTTAGACAGTAATGGCAGACTTGGTATTGGTACGAGTTCGCCTAGTAGACAACTAGAAATATATGATGATGGTACAGTTGGACAAGCTGTTTTAGCACTTACTGCTCAAAACACAGATTACAGTCGCATCATGTTTGCCGACCCTGACGATGTCAACATTGGCATTTTAGATTATGCGCATTCTGACAACAGTATGCGTTTTACTGTAAACAACGCAATACGTATGCTTATAGACTCGTCAGGCCGTGTTGGCATTGCTACTGGAGGAGCAGTAAATACTAATGCTCATGCTAATGCTGATGATTTTGTAATAGGAAATACATCTAATAGAACAGGTATGACTATTGTAAGTGCTACTGATTCGAATGGGAATATTCATTTTAGTGATGGCACTTCAACTGGTAATGCTGATATTTCAGGTCAAATTTCCTACGAACACACTGACAACAGTTTCAGATTTTATGCTAATTCCACTACAGAGGTTCTTAGATTAACTTCTAGTGGAGGTACAGTATTTAACAATGGGCAAGATATAAATCAAAACTTTACTGTTAAAGCTAGTGGTAATGCTAATGCTTTCTTTATTGATGGTAATGGCGGGCAGGTTACTATCGGTGGTGGATCTATACAATTAACAGGCGGCGGCGTTATAAGCTCTAACGGCACAGCCGATACGTTAGTACTTTCCGGTTCTAATGCAGAGCATGTTGGTGCGGGCATTACCTTACACGGTAATGCACATAGTAACGCTAGTCAAACATGGTTTAAAGCTGGCTCTACAACTGTTATGAAAATTGCGAGCGGTAAGGTTGGTATTGGGGGTGGATTTCCTAATGTAAATAGCAACAGCAATGGTGTTTATAATCTAATTGTTGCTGACGGAATTTGTGTTGGTGATGGTGGCTACACCCACGGCTATGTCGGAACTAATGGAACAGACGGTGATGTTTACATCGCGGCAAACGCATACCCAGCTAATCTAAGTTCTGATCGTAGTGTAAGAATTGCTGGTGGATCTGCTGGCGGCGGTGGGCCAAATGAAATTGTGAGATACAACCACTCACACGGAGCAATAAGAAACTATAATAATAATACAACTACTAATAAAAAATGGTGGTCTACAAATAGTGGTAACTTCGGTGAGGTAGAAGAGTATGATTATGGTAACAAATTATACTTTAAAAAGACACGAGCTGTAAGTGGGTATTCCCAAATGCTATTGCTTAATAGGTATATGCCAAATCAATATGATGTTTCTTTTGAACTAGTAAGCCCGCTAGATACTACTACCTATAGGCATTTTGGTATTGCTCTTAACCATGTGGGTTCAGAGTCAACTACTACTTTTGATTATTTAGTTCTTAGACAGCATTTTACTAGTTCTGGTTCAAACGCGGTTAGAATTGACAAACCTGGAGGCACGGTAGGCTATAGCCAAGGCAGCAGTATACCTAATTTCCATGATGGAACAAAACGTAAAATTATGATACAAAAAAGAGCGAGCACGTTTAGAATGCAAGTACATGAACTCAACGGCTCAGTTTATACTTATGGAACAATTTCAGGAATTAGTTGGACAAACAGTTCTGGGTATTTTGGTTTTGGTATATACGAATCTACTGGTACAAATACATGGGCAAAAATTTCTAATCTTACATTTACTGATGTTATAGCATAATCTCTAATACCAAGTTTTTAAAACATATAAATAGTCTTATAGAAACTAATCTGTAGGACTATTTTTACATGGCCGCTCCAAACTCAAGACAGACACTCATTGATTACTGTCTCCGTAAACTCGGAGCACCGGTCCTTGAGATTAACGTCGATGAAGATCAGCTATCTGATCGTGTCGATGAAGCTCTGCAATTTTATCAAGAATACCATTCTGATGCAATATACAAAGTATATCATAAGCATCAGATCACAATCACTGATGTAACAAATGAATATATCTCGTTACCAAATCAGGTATTGTCAGTACAACGAATTTTTCCGATGTTTGAAAGTAATTCAAGCGTAAGTATGTTTGATGCAAAGTATCAAATGCATCTTAACGATATGTACAGCCTGGGATTTACCGGCAACCTTGCTAATTACTCACAAACAATGTCATATCTCAGTACAATGAACCTCATGCTAAACGGACCAGAACAGGTACGCTTTAGTCGTCATATGAATCGTTTATATCTTGATGTTGACTGGGAATCAGATGTAGCAGTAGGTGATTACATTATTGTAGACGCTTATCGCACAGTTGAGCCCGATACACATACAGCGATATATAATGATATGCTTCTTAAGAGATATACAACATCTCTAATTAAACAACAATGGGGTGCAAACCTTATTAAATTCGAAGGCATGCAGCTTCCGGGTGGTGTAACTCTTAATGGACGTCAGCTATATGATGATGCTGTTACCGAGATTAATGCTATTGAAGAAGAAATGCAGCTTAAATACGAAATGCCTCCTGAATTTTATATGGGATAGATCATGCCAACTAATGTATTCTTTTCGCCTAAAGTAAACACTGAGCAGTATATGTTTGAGGACATCATTATTGAGTCCATCAAAATGTATGGCCAAGATGTTTTTTATATGCCTCGCAAAATAGTACAGCGAGACACACTTCTTGGTGAAGATATAGAATCAGAATTTAACACAGCAAATACTATCGAGATGTTCATTGAGAATACAGAAGGATTTGAAGGTGAAGGTAATATATTCCAAAAGTTTGGTATGGAAATTCGTGATGAAGCTACATTTATTGTCGCTAAACGCTCATGGCAAAAACTTGTAGGTGTATGGAACTCAGATATTAATGATAATAGGCCACGTGAAGGTGATTTAATTTATCTTCCTCTGTCTAAATCATTCTTCGAAATCAGTTATGTAGAACACGAACAACCGTTTTATCAGTTAAGTAATTTGCCTGTATTTAAATTGCAAGCACGACTATTTGAATTCAATGAAGAAGAATTTAATACAGGTATTGCTGAAGTTGATGCTATCGAAAACAATTATGGATATCAAGAAATATTTGAAGTTGGAAGTGTATCAGGCACATTTGAGATTGGCGAAAGAATTAAGTATGTATCTGTACAAGCATCTGAATTAGATGTTACTCCTGTTATAGAAGAAGTTAATATATCTGCACAACTATTGCAGATAGATGGTGTAAAAATGACAGTCAATCAGATAGAAACTACTGATGGATTATATCATACATTTGCTGAATCTAATACTCTGGTGGGGATTACATCAGGTGCTACCGCAACCATAACTAAGGTTTATGATATTTCTTCTTCTGTGGATAATACATTTACTACAGATCTTGCAGCACGTAACTTTAACTTTGAGAACGAAGCTGATGATATTATTGACTTCTCAGAATCAAATCCATTTGGAGAAGTATAAAGATGTTTGGTAATCATTTCTATCATGCAGCAATCCGTAGAACTGTTGCAGTATTTGGAACACTGTTTAACGATATTAATGTTATGCGTAAAAACACCGATGGCGGCGCAGGGAATATCATAAAAGTTCCATTGGCATATGGACCTAAACAAAAATTCCTTGCAAGATTAGATCAACAATCAGATTTTGATGATCCTAAAATTGCTCTAAAGCTTCCTCGTATGTCTTTTGAAATAACAGGTTTAGCATATAATACTAATACAAAGTTACAAAAGGGATTAAAGCAAACTATTCCTGATCCGCTTGATCCTGATAAAAAGAAAACAATACTTGGTCCTGTTACGTATAGTTTAAGTCTTCAGCTAAATATTATGGCTAAAAACCAAGATGACGCGTTACAAATATTAGAACAAATACTCCCATTCTTTCAACCAGAATATACTGTTTCTGTAAAAGAAGTAAATAATTCGTTTGTATCTGATCAGCCATTCGTTCTAGGATCAGTCTCTATGGCAGATGATTATGAGGGCGATTTTACAACTAGACGAATTATAATATATACATTAGATTTTGAAACTAGGGTTAATTTTTATGGAGGAATTGGATCTCAAGGGATCATTAAATCGGTTAATATCGACTATAATAATAATGTATCAGTTAGTAGCAAACCTATGCAAAGACAAGCAGCAGTTGTTAATCCGTTTAGCGCTAAAGAAACAGATTATTATAGCGTAGTTGAAACACTATTTCAGCCAGATACACCAGATAGAATAATCATCACAATGTCAAATATTACTGCGCCTCAGGATGGTGATGTATTTACTATTGGTGAAACAATTTCTGGAAATAATTCTGGAGCTACCGGTGTTGTTATTAGTATATCTGATAATAAATTAACGGCAAGAGGTGTTAGTGGAATATTTAATAAAGATGATGTAATAAGCGGTGGGACTTCAAATATTACCGCTAATGTTGATTCTTTAGTCGAGTCTTGGGACGGTTGGATTAGTTAATGACTGATATAAAAGATGATTATGCTTATGCTAGGTCTAAATATTATAATCTATCTGAGAAAGGTGATGAAGCTATAGAACTTATGCTTGAACTAGCACGAGATTCTGAGCATCCTAGAGCCTTTGAAGTACTATCTAATATGATGAAGCAGAATGCAGAGATTGCAGATCGCCTAATGGAATTGCAAAAGAAGAAGAAAGAGGTCGAAAAAGTAGACAAAGATTCACCTATGTTACCTGGTGGCATGACACAAAATAACGTGTTTGTTGGATCTACCTCAGATCTTCAACGCAAACTATTAGATAAAATGAAAGTAATTGATGGCGACTCTAAAGAATAACGAGCTTGGATACTTAGGTAATCCAAACGTTAAAAGAGATGGTGTACAGGAATCATGGACACAAGATCAGGTTACAGAATATACCCGGTGTCTACGAGATCCAGTATATTTTGCTTCAACTTATCTAAAAGTTGTGCATC